TAACTGAAGTTTTTGCTGTTACTTTTTCTAGCAATTCCTTAACTTTACTTTCTACTGACATTAGTGTCTCCTAAATGTATTGATGTTCTTCAATTGATATTTATAATTCTAGTTACCTAGACAATTGATTAACAAATTGTTCAAATATTTTTAACTTAACTTCATCCAAGTTTTTCTTAGATGTAGCCCTTATTTGCTTTTGTGCCGCCTCAATGTGGACTGCTTTCCAAATACCATTTTCTAGTATCCATTCTGCAGATTCCATAATGCCTTGAACAAAAGCTTCTGGTGCGGAAGGATCAGCCACAATATCAACGGTTGCTAGATGAAAGTCATCCTGCACTTCGTTAATTCCATTTGAGTTCATTTTTAACGATCCTAGCCCTCTAGTCGATACGCCTAAACGAACCTCATTTTCTATTAAATTTCTTGCAATAACACCCATCGGTGTTTCTAAAATTTTTGCCCTACCATATACATCTTTGCCTTCCATTTTAAGGCTGGTGATTAGGTGGGAAACCTGATGCAGGTTGATAGAAGGATTCTCCGGATGACCGAGTTCTCCGAGAGATCTTCTTTGTCCGATTAAATCTTGATACTTACCAACTTCTCTTTCCATGATATTTCTACCATATGAACGATTGTTTTTATTTGCAGTATCAGATTGTGCAAAAATTCCTTCGATGTAAACATTCTTGCCGCCGCCTTCTTTGGCTTCAATTAGATAATTTACATCTTGTGCTACTTCTTTAATTAATCTCATAATAGTCCTACTTAGAATTTAGTCTGTTGATCTGGTTCTTGATAACCTGCAGACTTACCTAAAACCAAATATAACATAGATTGAGCTGGCATCAAAACAGAAATGTTTGAAGAATTTAATACTTGATCATGGAATCCTGCGCCCTGATCTAATTCAAAACTATCTGCACCATGTAAGTACATTACATTGCCTACAATAAATGCATTTGAAAGCGTGTTACCTCTTGCAATAACAATAGGATTGGCTGAAGAATCAGATGCTGAAAATATTACTGTTTGGATATTAACATTACAAAATGCGTCACCCAAAAATGTTTCATCCGCTAATTTAAGTTCTCTTAAAGTAACACTTGCAGATTGTACTGCAGAACTACCGTCATTAATAAGTTTAACAACTGTTTGTTGTCTTACGTTTTGTAATATGGATTTTGTTATTGCCATGTTGTTCTCTTATTTAGAAGTTGGCTTTTTGCCTGTTTGAGGCACGCCCATTTTCTTTTGTAGGTTTTTTAATTGATCTTGATCTGATCCGCCGGTTAAAGCTTTGCCAACTTTCTTAGCAACAGTCTTTACAGTATCCATCATGCCTTCTTCTACAGATTCAACATCTTCATTTCTAGATTTGCCTTTAGCGCCGTACGAAGCAGCTAAAGCCATTTGAATACGTTTTGCTTTAGATTTACCTGCAAATTTAGGATTATCAGAATGCACAAAATCGTGTATGTATTTTCCGGCAGGATCCGAGGCTTTTAGTTTTTCTTCTAAATAACTCTCTCTGAGTTCTTTAAATTTCTTCATGTTCTTCTTGTCCCTGTTCTTTGCCTATATTAGATGCAAGTTCCATTTTTTTGGCATCTAATGCATCAGTAATTTTTGTTGCCATGATTTCATTAAATTTTTCCATAGCATCAGTTTGCTGATTATTAATAATACTATCTACCATGTGATGAATAACTGACGATTCCATAATTTTTCCTTTACATTATTTATTGAGGCGGTGGTTGTTGATCCTGATCTTGTCCTGGCGGAAGCTGGCCTGGGGGCATACCCGGCATACCAATTTGCGGCGGTGGAGGTTCAGATTCTATCTGTTTCTTCATTGCTGCAATTTCTTTTTCCGACATTCTTAGTATATTTTTCATAACATAATCTTGACTGTAATATGCACCAACAAACGGTTGAATCTGCGTTAACAAATCAATTCTGTTTCTCATATTCTCAGCATCTTTCATTTCTTCAAAATACTGATCCTGCGTATATCTATATTGGATTTTGTCCTTTATATTAGTCCAGTCTTTATCAGTCAATACACCTTTTAGTAATAATTGCGTTCTTAATAAATCGGTAAACAATTCATTAAACTTCTTTCGCAATCTACCAACAAACTTCGCAAATTTCAACTCATCTCTAGTTATCTCAGTCGCCCTACCAAACGAGATACCTGATTGCGGTTGCATTCTTGACAAAGGAACATTTAATGCCTGATATAATTTAGTTTGAAAATAGTTCACATCCTCAATCTGACCAAGATTTTCTCCACCGGCCAATGTATCAATTTCTGTGCCTCTGCCACCTTCTCTTCTAGGCAACCAAAAGTCCTCAAGTGTTGACATCATCTTACGATCGTCTCTAATCTCACCTGTATTCGAATCGTACACAATTTTATTTCTGTAACGAGCCATAATATCTTTTAAATATTGCTCAGCTTTTAACTTAGGTAAATTACCTACGTCAATATAAAATATTCTTCTCTCAGGTGCTCTAGCTATTCTGTAAATAACTAATGCATCTTCCATCATCTTTAATTGGTTGACAGGCTTAATTGCTCTGTGTAAATGACCAATTACTATATTCTTATCATAATCCAATAGACCAGATGGCACGAAACAGATTGCATCTGTGTTTATTCTTATGCCCTGATGAGCAGTAGTAGAATATGTTGGATTATAAGTTAATCCTTTATCATTATAAACAAAAAATTCTTCAACAGATTTAATTAGATCTACGCCAGTATCTCTGTCTTTTTCTTTCTTAACCTCACGTAATTTTTTAATTTTTCTAGGATCAATTTGAATAAGTTCTAAAACACCTCTTCTTGGGTTTTTAGTATCAATAATCTTTTGAAAATATAATCTACCATCTACATACCAACGTCTAAAGATATCATAACCTTTATCGTTAAAATCTAACAACTGTAGTATCGTGTCGAATTCTTTTTCAATAGTATCTTTAATATCATCAGGTATGTCAAGCATATCTAAATTTACTTTGACAATTGCTTCGTCATCTATTGCTGCAATTGCCTCAGTTAAAATTTCATCAATCGCGGAGGTGGTATCTGGATATAATGCGGCTTCTCTATAACGAGTAATCAGCTCATATTCAGACTTTGTAGTTGCATCCAAGTCAACATACGTACCAAAATATCCACCTGCTTGTACAGTAGACGCGCCATCATCTAATATAGGTGTGGCGAATCCTTGTTTATTTTTTGTTATCGGTTGGTCATCTGCATCATCTCGACCAAAGGTAAAGCCAAATAGCTTAACTGCCATAATTAAATTCTTTCAAAAGTATTACTGTTTATCTTGTTCAACCGGTACGAAGCAAAGCAGCCGCTGCAGGCGTTTCCACAATACTAAATGTCTGATATTGAAACGATACTCCAAATGTTGAGATTTGGTCGTTACTACCAAAATCTAATTGAACTGGTCCAACTTCCACCGGAAAGGCTCCATCCAATTTATATTCTCTTAAAATATTATCGTTACGATCCTTTTGAAAAATACTTATTACCTTTTGGTAATCATTTGGGTTTTGTAAACCCGTTTTATTTAATCTATCCTCAATAAGATTCATCCACGCCTCTAATGCGCTTCTAACAGTAAACTCACTGTCATTAATTACGGAACAACTAAAAGGAGCAAATTCCTTATCGCCTGCCAATTTAATTAAACGGCCTCTATAATAAATGGGAGTAACTCCCATCGTTTGCCCAGGCAATTCCGCGGTAGTTATTAAGAACCTTCCGGTTTGTCCAGCTTTTTGACCTATACTACCTGGGTAATTAATAACTACCTCAAACTGATTCGGTCTTGCGCCGCCGCCGCCTAATTTTGTTTTGAATTCTGATATATCCATTTGGATCTCCTATTAAGCGCCAACTTCTTCGAAAGAAATACCGCTTCTTGTTGCTATGAAATTTAACTGAATAAAATTAATAGCTCTTGATGGTTTAATGAAAATATCTGCAGTAAATTCATTTCTGTCTATGACTGCGGGAGTATTATTAGTTTCATCGCAAACTACTTTAAATTCTGTTATGCCTCTGCGACCTTGTACATCTCTTAAGAATGGTTCCACAATATTCTTAAATTGATTTCTTGTAAATGGATCGTTAAATTCGAATAACTGAAATTTTGCTGCAGTTGCAATAGACTTCTCAAGAACAATAAACAATCTGCGAACATTAATTCTATCAAATGCACTTGGTCTTGATAGCAGAGTCTTATCTCCAAACAATAATGTTCCTTGACCTGGGAATGTTACCACAGGATTAACACCGCTCTTGTATAGTGTGTCTCTATCTGTTTTGGTAGGGGAATAAGCTAGTTTAACTAAATTCTTAATTACGCCTCTATTGTAACCTGCAGGGGAGAACCAAGGATCAGATATTAGATCTGTTCTTACTGCAAGACCAGCAATGTCG